TGATATGGAATATTTTTGGCTGGTACAATGCCGATGGCACCAGGCGCTTTAATACTTGCTTGCTCATGGTGGCCCGAAAGAATGGTAAAACACCATTGGCTGCTGGTGTAGGTTTAAAAATGATGGTGGCCGATGGTGTGGCCGGTGCAGAGGTATATGTCTGTGCTACCAAGTGGAAGCAGGCATACGACACCACGTTTGTGGCTGCCAAAAACATGGTGAATAAATCACCTGATCTACTTGATGAAATAGAGGTGTATACAACCAATATGCACAGCGAAGAGTTGCTTGCAAAGTTTGAGCCACTTGCATCGGGTGCCGATACGCACGATGGCCTTGCACCTTATTGCGGTGTGCTGGAAGAGTACCACGCCCACCCAACTGCTGAGCTTTATGATATTATTGAAGATGGTATGGGATCGTGGGAAAACCCCATGATATTTATACCAACTACAGCTGGCTATAATAAGCAAGGCCCTTGTTACCGTATGCGCGATTTGGCTATTAAGATATTAAATGGAGTGCTTGAACAGGATAACTTTTTTGCACTCATTTATGAATTAGATGAAGATGATGACTGGGAAGATTCAACCAATTGGGCCAAAGCCAACCCCAGCATGGAGGCCATTGATACACTGCCTGCTTATTTGGATAAACGATACAAGGGGGTGAAAAACGACCCTAGTAAATTGGTTTCTTTCCTTACCAAAAACTTGAATGATTGGACGGACTCTAGCGAAGTGTGGATTGAAGATAAGCGATGGATGCAATGTGACCAGGCAGTGAGTTATGATGCCATGGCGAGCCGTGAGTGTTATGCTGCACTCGACCTTTCAAGTACTACCGATATAACCTGTTTGTTCTTGCTGTTTTTTGATGAGACCGGCTTTGATTTATTGCCTTACTTTTTCGTGCCTGAGCTAAGCGCAAAGCAGCGAGTTAAAAAGGATAACGTACCCTATGATTTATGGATAAGGCAAGGGTACATTGAAGAGACACCAGGCGATGTGATTGACTACGACTACATACGCCGCCGAGTAAGTGGGTATTATGTGGAAGATGGCACGGTAAAGCACGATGAAAATTGCATTGCTGACCATGTGCAAATCAAGCGCATTGAATACGACCGCTGGAACTCTTCCCAATTAGTTAATGACCTGGTGGCCGATGGACTTGAGATGTCACCATTTGGGCAAGGCTTTGGAAGCATGAGCGCACCCACCAAAGAGTTTAAAAAGATAGTGCTTAAAGCACAGGTGCGGCATGGAGGCAATCCGGTATTGCGCTGGATGATTAGTAACGTTGAGATTAAAAAAGATGCAGCCGGTAATGAGAAGATTGATAAAGCAGCAAGCTCTGAAAAGGTTGATGGCCCCGTTGCTGGTGTAATGGCCCTCGGTGGTTACCTCACCGATGCCGATCAGTACGACGACGATATGTTTGATGTAAAAACCGTTTAACGAAACGACAAAAAAATGAGTAACAAAACCACAATTCCCGACATTGGCAAAGCAAACTTTAAAGAATTTTTGCAGCAGTTTTGGCGCATGCTCGCCTACTACGACACCCACGAAGAAGCATACGAAGCAGTGGAGCGACAGTATGAGAATCAACACGGCAAGAGGAAATATAAAAACTACAATTCGTTTCGCACTGTGCGTGATAAGAAAATGAAACAACAAACAGCTTAAGTATGATCAACTACATGTGCATAGATAATCTTGAGTACATGCGTACGCTCCCTGATAACTATTATGATTTAGCTGTTGCGGATCCGGAGCAAGGCAAAAAGATGCATGGTGGAAAGCAATATTCATGCAAGGTGAAACAGAAGAATGGATCCAGTACAAGGGTAACCGGTACCTTTTACGAAAAAGGAGATTGGGATAATAAGCCGGCAACACCTGAGTATTTCAAAGAATTGTTTCGTGTTTCGCGCCATCAAATCATTTGGGGCTGCCAATACTACCATATGAATTTTGGGCAAGGTCGTATTATTTGGGATAAGGTTAATGCTGGATCCAACCAGTATGATTGTGAAATTGCATACACAAGTTTAACTGATCGTACCGTTTTGTTTCGGTATATGTGGCGTGGTATGATGCAAGGGAAAAGTATCAAAGAAGGGCATATCCAACAGGGTAATAAGAAGCTGAACGAAAAAAAGAATCATCCTACACAAAAACCTTCAGCATTATACAAGTGGCAATTTATGGTGTTCGACATACCAAAGCATTGGAAAATTTTTGACCCGAACCTGGGTAGTGGCTCCCATGGTATTGCATGTTTTGAAATGGGCTACTCATTAGATGCTTGTGAGATTGATCCAGTACAAATAAAAAAGGCACAAACTTGGCTCGATCAGGAAAGTGAAAAAAAAGATTTAAACCTTAAACTATTTACAGCATGAAAGCAAAAGACTTAGACAAAAAAGAATTGACCATTGAGGAAATTAGAAAAGCAATTAAAGAAGCTAATGAACAGGGCCAATACAAACACCTTATACCGCATTGGCTTTTTGTTAGTGAAAGTATCATTGCTCAACTTATTTCTGATGGCTTTAAAGTGTATCGAGGTGATTGGGATTTATACGCAATTAATGCTCTTATAATTGAGTGGTAACAAATAAACAGAACTATGGAAAACTATGAATATGAAGAAATGGAAATGCCTACGCCTTGTACTGTGTGTGGTGCAATTTTCGATTTAAACGATGGACGCGCATCTGAAAAGTGGCTCCCAAACACTACTATTTGCCAAGGTTGTCATGATAAAGAGGCAGAAGAAATTGAAGAAGATGAACAGTTTGAAGAGTCAAACTACGAATTGAGTAATGCACTTTACATTTTTAAGGATCGTAAAGCCTGGGATAGATTGACAGATGATAACAGGAAGGTGCTAGAACAATATATTTTGTCTTTAATTCCAAGTGAAAACCAGTTAACCAATGAAGCGAGTGAAGTAACAAGAGCTATTAAGTACCCGCAAAACATGGTGCATATAAGGCTGCGTAAGAACTTTGTGGCTGGTGCTAAATTTATAATTGGAAAATTAATAAGTACTAATAATGCCCTTCCCCGATGATCAATAATATAACCCGCGCATTAATCATTAAAAAAGAACACCTTGACAAAATTCTATCAGGAGACAAAGTTTGGGAAATGCGATCTACTAAAACAAATGTTAGGGGGCGCATAGGTTTGATTGAATCCGGTTCGGGTTTGATTGTTGGTGAGGTTGAGATAGTGGATGTTCTCACAGATGTTAAACCTTGGAAAAGTATGTACAGGCAATATCATCAAGTATACAATAGCCAACTGCTATACAAATGGCGATACCCGTGGGTGTTAAAGAATGCCAAGCGATATAACAAACCAATACCTTACAAGCATCCTAAGGGAGCGGTGGTGTGGGTTAAATTATAAGCTACGAATGAAAGCTAACGGCAAATTGTATGTTGTCGAAGCGTAAATAACCGATGCAGTTGATTTGAAAAACTAATTAAAAACAAAAATAGAGATGGGTTTAAAAACATTATTAAGTGAAATTAAGCAAAAAAAAGAGGAATTACGTGATTTAAATGAGCGCGTGGATGACCTCGCCAAGAAAGAGTTTAACTATTTAGTTGGTAAATACTTTTTATTGGCTGCAACCAGTAGAATTAAAGTTACAGGGATAATGTACATTGAAGAGAATAGAAATACTGTAATTGTAGAGTGCATTAGAATACAGGGAGGGAAATATGACCTTGGGAGAATACATGTTGAAATTAATGACGATTATCCTTTAAGATTAGAAGAAATTGAGGATAGTACGATAAAAGAAATAAGCCAAGATGATTTTAATGAGTTTTTAATAGAAGCATTAGAAGTAACGAGAGAAAAAATTATTGAATCATGTGTGTAGGCTTTTGTTTTTAATTGTTTCGAGTTTGCAGAACAGTTGAACAATGAACGCCACAGCTTTGCAATATACAAATTGTTACCACGCCGAAGGGTACGTTTTACTTAAACGACTTTTCGATTTACTTATAAGTTTCAAAGTAAAATGCGTGGTAACTCTAATGCATGGCGCGTTTTAATGCGCTATTGCAGACAGTTAGCTTTTGTTTTTATTTAAACTGATCCTCACCCTCACCGCTTTTCCTTTCCAACTCCTTAAATGCTTCCTGAAGTATGTCGCATAACCTGATAAGGCGGTGGGGTTTCATGGGGATGATGTTGATTACCTTCAATTCAAAAGGCCGTTGAGCATAGCACTGAGCGGTCAATACTTGGCGGCCGCCTTTTTCAATCAATAGCTTAATGCGAAAGTTAGTTGGTTTATCAAACTGCCAGGCACTAGGCTCCACCCTTGCAACAATGGGTACTTCATTGGCTGCAAACTCCTTATCGATTATGGTTTTTATTTGGTGCTGCATAGAGCAAAAATAATAAAGGTGGCTTAATTGCCACCTTTAAGTTTTACGGATTTGTGCTACTGGTAATTTTATATGCATATATCCAAATTGAATCTTCATCGCCGCCCCCTGGACCGCCTTTAGCTCCTTTATCAAGAAAATACTTTTCAACTTGGCGAGCTATTGTATGTGAGTCAGCATCTCTTCTAATCCAATAATGTTGTTTGTCCATTTGAACGGAATGTTCTTCAAACCTTCTTACTGTATCATTAGTGATTCCAACATACCAACCTGAGTATGGAGTACTCATATAATTCTCTAAATCGCTGATTATTTGTTGTGCGGTCATAAAGCATGTAATTAAAGTAAATAATAAGTTAAATATACTATTTTGAAATCGGCTTGACAAAGAATTGGGCTGTATTTCGTTAACTTTATTAACCAAAATCAAGTACGCAATTGCGTACTATTGACGGGCGATAGCTCGCGAAAAGTTGCGTTTTTAAACTGAAATGCAACTTTTTATGGTGTTGGGGCTTGCATGGTTTTGCAATTTTGTTAGCAGCAAAAGAGCAAAACGGCATGAGTTGGAAACTATCTATTTTTGGTAAAGATGTTATTGACTTCAGGAGTGAAAGCCTGGAGAATCCAGCTAATTCGCTGAGCGATCCTTCGGTTATTGAAGCACTGACCGGAGGCATGAAAGCGAACACGGGCGCTACCGTTAATCCCAATACGGCGTTGGCAGTTAGTGCAGTGTATAGGGCCGTTGCTTTGTTGAGTGGTACAATGGCGGCATTGCCTTTACACGTTTATCAACGCGAGGACCAAGGTAACCGTAATATGGCTTTGCAGCATCCGGCCTATAACCTGCTGCACAACGAGCCAAACAGCATGCAGACTTCGTTCTACTTCCGCGAGACGGCAATGACTCATTTGCTGCTGACTTCGGGTAACTTCTTTGCTTACATATTGCGCGGCACCAATTACCAGCCCGATAGTATTTACTTGCTGGAACCTGAAAAGGTACGAGTGGTAATGGTTGATTATCAGCTGTGGTATTTTGTTGAAGGTGTAAAAGAACCAATACCGGCACGGGATATGATACATGTGGCAGGACTTGGTTTTGATGGCATCAAAGGTAAAACTCCATTACGCATTGCCCGCGAAGCCATTGGGCAAGGTTTAACACTTCAGGATTTTGCCAGCTACTTTTTTGCCAATGGGGCCAATGTAAGTGCAGTTATTGAGCATCCGGCTAAAATGAACGATCAGCAATACACTCGCTTCCGCGAAAGCTGGGAACGGGCATACCAGGGAGTGCAAAAGAGCAACCGCACGGCCATACTCGAAGGCGGTGCCAAGCTTAACAAACTAAGCATCCCACCCGAAGAAGCCCAGTTCTTACAAACCCGCAAGTTTAATGTAACTGAGATAGCCCGCATATTTGGTGTCGCCCCGCATAAGCTTTACGACCTGGAGCGCTCAACCAACAACAATATTGAGCATCAGGGTATTGAGTTTGTGCAAGATACCATTAGCATATTGGCGGCGCGTATTGAGGCCGAGTTTAACCGCAAGCTATTCCGCGAAAATGAGAAAGGCCGCTTCTACACCAAGTTTAATTTGAATGCTTTGATGCGTGGTGATGTGGCAACACGTGCCGGCTACTACAGTCTTATGCGAAACATTACCGCCATGACTGCTGATGAAATTCGTCAACTGGAAGATATGAACCCGCGTGGTGGTGAGGCTGATGAGTTACTATTCCCATTAAACATGGCAACCGAAACACAATTGAAACAACAAAACAAACAGGACGATGGCAAAAGCAAAAAAGAAGATTAATACCGATAATCCGGAGGTTAGATTTTTACCAGGTACGGTAAACATTGAGACTCGCGAAGAGGGTAACTCGCGCCATGTTTGGGGATATGCATTTAAGTATGACGAATTGTCGCGTATGATTGATGGTTGGTTTCGTGAAAAAATTGCACCTGGCTCACTCGAAGGGTGTGATCTATCTGAAGTGATTGCAGCTGTTCATCACAGACAGGAATTTATTGTTGCACGTGTTGAGTCTGGTACTTTAAGGTTGACCGCTGATGAAATAGGATTGCGTTACGATATTGATGAAGTACCTAACACCACAGCAGGCAATGATTTGATTGAGGATATCCGAGTAAAAAATATATTAGGCTCTTCTTTCAAATTTAGGATTGCAGTTAAAGGTGATGAGTGGGAAGAAGATGACGAAAATGGTACAATCCGCACCATTATCAAGTTCAAGAAAATTTATGATGTTGCCCCAGTGGTTAATCCGGCTTATCTCAATACTAATGCCGATCTAGCCAAACGTTCATTTAATGAGTTCAAAGGGGAAAGCGAAGATACACCTGCACCTTTCCGCCGTGAAATGGCCCGCAGACGATTAGATTTAATGTTTAACAAATAATTGTTTTAAAATGAAAACGAAACAAGTTATTGGAATGATTGCCGTATTGGCAATAATTGGCGCTTATTTTGGCGCAATGATTGGCGGGCTGTTTGGTGCGCCAACAGAAGGTTCTTTAATAGGGAGCTTCGTTGCAGAGCTACCGGTTTTAGGTACTAGTGTAAACATTGGTAATACCATTAAAGCCTTGCGCGAGCAAATGGCCGATAAGGAAACCGAAATGCGCAGCCTTATTGAAACATCAGAGGCCGAGAGTCGTGATTTTAATGATGAAGAAAAAACGACTTACGACAAACTCGAAGCAGATGCCCGTGCGTTGGATACCCGAATTAAGCGACTTGAGAAGCTTGAAAAAGGCAGTGCCGGACAAGCTCAGCAGCAGCGCGAAGTCGAAGATGTTACCGATCAGGAAAAACGAGAACAGGAAGTTGAGGCAGCTTTCCGAAGTTATCTGCAAAAGGGTTTTGGTAAATTAACCCAGGAGCAGCGCGACATGATGGAAGAGCGTGCTATGAGCACCGGTACTGGTTCTGAGGGAGGTTACTTAATTCCTGAAGGATTTGTAAACAAATTGATTGAAGCATTGAAGTCTTATGGTGGTGTTCGTGGAGTTGCCGAGGTAATGACAACAGCTACCGGTAATCGAATTCCTTGGCCTACTGCAAATGATAGTGGAGAAGAAGGTGAGTTGATTGATGAAAATACAGCAGCTAACGAAGATGATGTGGCATTTGGAAGCATACCTGTTGGAGCTTACACATACTCATCTAAGATGGTACCTGTGCCAAATCAGTTATTACAAGATAGTGCTATTGACTTAGAAGGTTATTTGGCAAGAGTATTAACTAAGCGTATTTGGAAAATTACCGAACGTCATTTCTGTGTTGGTACAGGAACTAACCAGCCTAAAGGATTCTTAACGGCTGCTACTAAAGGCGCTGATGCTGTTGTTGATGGTTTAGCATATGATAATATGGTTGACCTTAAGTTTAGTGTTGATGAAGCCTATCGTAAGAATGCGGTATGGATGTTCAATGATGAAACATTAAAAATTTTAATGAAGATGAAAGATGCTGATAATAAGCCTTTATGGGCTGAAAGCATCCGTGCTGGTGAGCCTGATACTATTCTTGGTAAGCCTTATATCATCAACAACTACATGCCAACAATTGGAGCCAGTAATAAATCGGTTGCCTTTGGTGATTTCAAAACTTATTTGATCCGCGATGTGCAAGGTGCTTATGTTATGCGTTTGGCAGAACGCTTTGCAGAAAAGAATCAAACGGCCTTTATCATGTTCAGCCGTCACGATGGAACATTGCTTGATGCAGGAACTCATCCTATTAAATATTTGCAGCACGCTGCATCCTAAATAACTGCATAGTGATTAGCTGATACTAGTTATTGGCTAATCATTTAAAATACTGAGGTATGAAAGTACAGATGAAAACAGCACTTGCAGGTCGCAACTATAGTCATATAAAAGGTGACTATGTTGATGTGCCTGATAAGATTGGAGCAAATTGGCTTGAGCATAAGGTTGCAGTGAATATAGGAACCTTTCCGGCAGGGGCCGATGTAAAGAAACATCCTGATCCGATAGTTGAAACACCTGAAGGTGAAACGCCACTACCCGAAGATACACCATCTTACGAGTTGTTGATCGAGAATGAGTTAAAAACTGTTGAGGCGGTGTTGGCTCATGAAAACTTACAGTCAATTACTGGTATTGGAGCTAAAACCAAGGAAGCAATTTTAAATCACCTTAAGCCTGAGTAATGTATTACGCTATTGTTACTGAGCCAAGCAGGGAGCCGTTAACGGTTGATAACGCCAAAGACTATTTGCGCATTGATGAATCGTTTAATGATGACAATGCCATGATACTGATGCACATTGCAGCTGCGCGTGAGCGCTTTCAAGAGGCAACAGGTCAGGTATTGGTGCCAACCGAGTTTCAGGCGGCTTTTGATAATTGGCCCGATGACAATGTAATACGACTCTTTAAGGTGCCGCTATTAAGTGTGACAGGCATTACTTACTACGATACACAAGGAAATGAGCAGACGCTGAGTGCAGACGATTTGCATATTGATGCAGTTAGCAAACCTGCTCGCCTTGTGCCTGTGGCTGGCCGGTGGCCTTCGGTTGATGGTCGCCCAGGTGGTATAAAGCTGCGTTTTACTTCGGGCTATGCCGATGGCAAAGTACCTAAGTTTATAAAGCATGCATTGCTTTTAATGGTTGGTCATTTTTACGACAACCGAACAGAGGTAACACCCGAACAGTTGAATGTGATGCCGCGCGGTGTTGATTCGGTAATTGAAATGTACAGTGTAAAGGAGCATCGATGAGAGCCGGGTTACTAAAAACACGTATGATCTGGAGGCAAATTATTGCTAATAACAATGCTGGTGATGTTACAACTTCGCATGTTGATAAGGTGATACAGGTGCAGGTACTTAGTAATAGTGGCAAAAAAGGAGAGCATAATAACGAGACTTTTACAGCTGGTACTATCCGTATTGTGATGCGAAACCACTTTTCGATTGAAGAGAGTGATCAGGTGATATACAAGGGTAATGAATATGCTATTGATAACCTTGATGATACTTCAAAGCCAGGGTGGTTATTTGTAAGTATGAGCAAAAAGAATAGCTGATGGGAGCACATGCTGAAAGAATGCTGGCACAGCAGCGTGGGAAAGGTATTTCAACGAGCAAAATACGCAACGGCATATCGCTTGATTTCAGTGAATTTATTGAGAAGTTGGATGGGATTGTAGAGTTTAGTGACAAGGAGTTACAGAGTATCTACAATCGATCGATGGGTAGTGCTGTGATACAAACGGTAGTGAAGGAAGCAAGGCGCGATTTAAAAGCATGGCTTGCTGACTCGGAACACTCAACCGGCCGCACGGTGAAATCGATTGGTATTAAAAGTGCCCGACGAAAGGCTTTAGTTCTGGCAGGTGGACGATTTTCGCAACGATATGGTGGTGAGTTAATGCACATATTAGATGGCGGTACAGATGAGCGAAACCATAAAAGCGGCCATTATACCGGCAGAGTACTGGGCTTGCAATTTTTTAAAGCTGCCTATGAAGCCAAGCGGGGTGATATGATGGTGAAGTTTGAAGACAAACTACGTGATAACTACCTAAAGAAACTGGATAAGAAACTGAGCAGATGATACACATCAATAAGTTTATACACGAAGTGTTAAGTGCGGTGCCTGCTTTAACGGCTTTAATAAACAGCAAACTTTATATATTGAATATTCCTGAAAAGGATAGCAATAAAAAGACTGTTGAAAACCCTGTTGTATGGTTTGGCAGAGCTATTAAAACTGATCCTTATAAGCAAGGTGGTAAAGTGTATGAGTGTATTGTAAAGATGTATGTACATACAGATAGTTACTATGAAGGTTGTAATATAGCTGAAATTATTATTGATGCCTTAGATGGTGCAAGTTCAAAGGAGTACAAAGTGCAAGGCATTTACTTTCAGGATTTGCAGGATAATAATAGTGGCGAAACAGATATTCAAGAAATAACTTTTAAAGCAGTTTAGATATGGCTATTGAAAACAAAGTTATAGATGGTGCCAATATACTTATAAAGGTTGATGATGAGTATGTGGCGCTGGCAACAGATGCTACTTTGAACCTTGCTATTGATATGCAAGAGGTTAAGTATAAAAAGCCTGATCGAAGTACAAGCCGTTTCAGACAAGTTGAGGCGGGTGTGATCAGCTGGAGTGTTAACCAAAACGCTTACTTCTCGGCAGATAACAACGCAACACTTGCATGTTACCGGAAGTTGTTTGCTAAAGCAATTGATCCTGATCCGGCAGTCAATGATGTTGCTGTGGAAGTGGAGTATCGGGATGGAGCGGCTGGCACTGATATTTTTAAGATTACCGGAAATGCCCGTGTGGGAGGTTTAGATTGGAATATTGCCAATAGTGGTGAGAAGTCAACCTTTTCGGCGGCCCTTGAGGGTAATGGTGGAATTGCCCAGGATGAAAGTGTAGCAACTTAAAAATAATTAATGACCATTACCGCTCGATGGGATTCGTGCGGTAATGGTTTTAAATAAATGAGCACGGAGTACAAATCCGCGCCAGCGAAAAAGAAGGCATGAACAATTCGAAGTACATTAAAATAGGTGGAAAGCAATACCGTGTAGCATTCAGTTTTTTAGGCATGCGTGAATCGCAGAAAATGGCTTATGATCGTGCTAAAGTGAACGGGCAGTATGATGCTTTTGATGATGTGATACAGAGCAGTTATTGTTTTATAAAGCATTGTAATGTAAAAAAGAGTAATGAGAATGAGCAGTTTACTTTAAGCCTGAATGAGTTTGAGCAGTTGGTTAATGAAGATTTTCCATTGTACAAGGAGCTTATAGATGCCTATGCTTTTGTGATGAGTTCGATGGTTGATGGCTTGAAGGGCGCTGAAGATGAAGGCCCTGATGATAAAAAAAAACAGACGTAGACCCCTACACAGTTGATGAAGTGTTTGCCGATTTGATGTGTAACACGTCGGTTAGTGCCGATTACTTTTGGTATGAAATGAGCTATCAGGAACTGGAAGCCATATTTGATACAATCAAGCATAAGAAGCGAGCCGAATGGGAGCGCTGGCGCATGCAATGTTTCTACTCGATGCGTCTTATTCTGAAAGAAGAAACCCAACCCAAAGATTTAATCCCATTGCCCTGGGATGATGAGGGCCAACCCAAAAAGAAACTTAAGAGTGAAGAAGAGCAGCGCGACATCTTTGAGCGGATGAGCGGCAAAAAAATGCTAACACCATAAC